AGGTGGGATTCCTGGCCTGCGTGCTTGCAGGGGACGATCTTGTTCGGCTTGCGGCGCTCCCGGTTGAAGTGGAATACGAACTCGAAGCTCGGCGCGAAGCGGCCTGCCCAGTCGCCGGGCATCCCCGGGCCCTGATCCCAGACGTACCACGCAAAGCGCCGCCAGCCCTGTTGGCGCATCCAGCCCAGCCAAGCGTCCCAATACGGGATGACCTCGTTGTCGCGGTGGATGAGGCCCAGGTTGACCAGCACCTGACCGTCGCCTGCCATCGGCAGATGCGCGAACACGCCTCGCATCAGTCCATCCCAATCGGAGATGCCACCCGAGGTGTAGTCGCGCTGGTTGCCGTAGGGCGGCGAGGTGAAACACAGGCGCGAGAGGTCACCCTGCATCAGAGCAGCGACCACGTTCCGGTCGGTGGAGTCGCCACAGATCAGGCGGTGCGGGCCAATCGCCCAGACATCGCCGGGGCGGGAAACCGCCACGACGGGTGCGTCTGGCACGTCATCGGCAACGTCAGGCTCGTCGGCTTCGGACTCTGATTCATCATCCGCGACAGCCACCGCGCCGGTGAGCAGTGCCTCGATCTCGGCATCCTCGAAGCCGGTCAGTGCGAGGTCGTATCCCGCGTCGGTCAGCTCGGCCAGTTCCAAGGCCAGCATTTCTTCGTCCCAGCCCGCATCCAGCGCTAGCCGGTTGTCGGCGATCACCAGTGCCCGCTTCTGCGCGACGGTCAGATGAGCCAGTTCGATCACCGGCACCTGATCAAGACCCAGCTTGCGTGCAGCAGCCAAACGACCGTGGCCCGCGATGATGCCGTTGTCGCCATCAACCAGGACCGGGTTCGTCCAGCCGTATTCGACGATGCTGGCGGCGATCTTGGCGATCTGCGCATCGGAATGCGTGCGCGGATTGCGGGCGTAGGGAATCAGCGCCTCGACCTTGCGGTACTCGACGTTGAGCGTGTTCAAAGATGATGTCCTGAAAATGGAAAACCCGCCGACGAAGCCGTGGGCGGGTTTTGGGGTTGGTGCGAACGTACAGGGTGCGAACTGCGAACTGTGCGAACCTTGGTTCGCACCCTGACGCTAAAAAAGCGCCGCGCTCGCGCCCCCCGCATTGCTTTCTGGCCAGGAAGGACCCGTCGCAACGGGGCATGACCATCGAGGGCGGGAAACGATGAAGGCCACAGATCGCTCCGTGGTCTTCACGCACCCAATGCTCGCAAGATTAGCCGTAATACTAGCGAAAAAGCCTCAGGATGTTGCACGCCAAAAAGTGACTGAAACCCGCATCGGCACGCAGGATTCCGAACGGCGTCGCGATTGTTCGCAACTACACGCAACGTCAGCGGCCGTTGACAGCTGCCCCATGACATTTTTCTGTTCGCAGTTGCTCGACGACGATCTCCAAGGCCTTCTGCCAACGGCGCCAGGCGGTCGTGCGGTCGCAGCCAAAGCGGCAGCAGACATCCTTCCACGGGTAGCGTTGTGCCCGCATCCAGACGAGGTGGCGCTGTTCCTCCTCCAGCCATTGCACCCAACGCATGGTCTCCAGCATCCGGTCGATGGCAGCAGGGTCGGGAGGAAAGCGGTAGACCCGTGGCTCAGCTCCTAGGTTTTCCCAGGGCATGCGCTTGATCGCTGGCCAGCAGTTGAAGTAGCCCTGTACGCGAACCGGAGGAAGGCGGTGGGCGGTTCGTGCGGCCTCGATGAATCGGTCCGCCACAGTCTCGATCGTCCACTCAGCCATGTCGACGTTCCTTCGGCCCGTACAGCCGATCGCCGATACGGCGAAGCAGTTCACGTTCGACCCAGTCGAGCCGCGTGTCGTCGGGCGATATCACCAGGATCTTTTGGTCGCGCCAGCCCTCGCGCTTGATCTGCTCCGGATCGGGTCGCGGATCAGGTTGCAGTCGAGCCAGGGCACAGCGGTATGCGGGAGTCGGAACCTTCATCTCACACCTCCTGTGTCTCGACGGCCCAGTGCAACAGCGCAATGGCATCGGCTTCGTTGTCGTCAGCCGGTGTGTGGCCACGCAACCGGGCGGCGCTAATCATCTGATCCTTGTTCGCGTTGCCCTTGCCGGTGGCGTGCTTCTTGATCGTGCCCACCGGAACGCCCTGGTACGGGATCTGGTGGTGCTCGCACCATGCGGTGAGGTGGGCCATGAAGCCGCCGTAGGCGTGTGCCGCATCGACCCCAGCGTGGCGGCGCACCTCCTCGAAGTACACGGCGTCGATGCCGTCGCAGGACTGCTTGATCTCGGTGAGCCAGCGCTTGAAGCGCAGGTAGCGCATGCCGCCACCCTCGAAGCGCTGCGGCTTGAAGGATTCTGATCCACTGGTCACTGCGCCATCGCGGTCGCGCAGTGCCCAGCCGGTCTGGGTGCCGAGATCCAATGCCAGGATCGAGGACAGGGATGGCCGCCGATGATCTGAGCCCGGGTGGCCGGCAAGTCCCTGACGTAGGGCAGAGGGACCCGCTGGTCCCTCTCCTACGTAGTAGGAGGGGGAGTTTTCGCCAACTGGAGAAAGGGAGAAAGTCCCGCAATGGCGCGGGTTTGCGCCAGTTGGCAAGTTGGCAGCGATGCCAACTGCCAACTGCGGGTCATTCCCTGCAATGCCTTGATCTGACTGGGCTTCCAGTTGGCAGGGGTTTGCCAACTGTGGGTAGTTGGCAAGGAAATGAGTGCAGTTGGCAACGGCGCTGCCAACTGCCGATTGGGCAATATTCATGGAGCCTCCGGATCGTTCAGTTCGTCGTGATAGACCCACACATCTGGGTTCTCGACGGGCATCGAGGCGCCGGAATGCGGGCACTTGTAGTGGGTGGGGAGCACCGTGTGCTCGCGCATCGGCAGCTCGCCGGTGGCCGTGTCGACATCGCCCGCTGGCATGCGCAGCACCATGCCTTCTACGCAGAGATAGCCGAACTTGGTGCGGCCGCTGGAGGGCAGACCGTAGTCAGCCGCGTTGCGGAAATACTTGATGTAGCCCTGCGTCGAGAGCGCGGAGACGCGTTCGCGGATGGTGCGCTCGCCGCCCAGACCGGCCTTGCCCTCGAAGGACTCCGCGAACTGATTGGCGGTGTAGCAGCGCCCGTTGCCGGCCTCCTCGAACAGGATCTGAAGGATCGCGTCGCGTTTGCGGCGGCGCTCGGCATCCAGTCGCTCGCCGTAGTCCTTCATCACCAGCCGCTCGTTGGCATCGACCTCACGCCACTCACCGTTGATCTTGTCGACGTGCCGTTGCGGGATACCCGCGCCATTGCGCAGCTCGAAGATGAGCTGGCGAGTGGTGCGCGTTTCATCGGGTCGGAACAGCAGCATGCCGGTCGAGTAGTAACCGCGCAGGCTTCCTGCGCCGGCCAGTGCCTGGAACGGGTCCTCCTCAAACTGCTTCTTGCCTAGCTTCTTGGTGTGGTGAGCGAGGATCACCCCGGCGTCGGGATTGACCGCCTGGCGAATCCGCTCCACCCGCTGCGAGAGGAAGAACAGCATGGCGCCGTTGTCGTTCTCGCCACCAGCATCGCCGCCGTCGAACACGTTGCGGATCGGATCGATGGCGATGATGTCAGGAGGCTCGCCGCCAAAAGCCTGTGCGATCGCTGGGATCACCTGCGCCAGACCGGCGTCATCGAGCACCAGCCGCAACTGCGGCGTGGCCACGAAGTTGGCGCGGGCGTCCAGAAGCCGATGGGACGGCAGGCGGACATCCTTCACACGCTCGCGCAGATAGTGGTACTGGACCTCGGCCTGCAGGTAGAACACCCGTAGCGGACGGGGTGGATGCATGCCAAGAAACGCAGCTCCAGCCGCCATGTGAGCCAGCCACGACAACAGGAAGTCGCTCTTGCCGACCTTGGGCGCACCGCCGAACACCAACATGCCTGCGGGCGTCAGCACGCGCGGCGAGATCAGATCGGGTGGCAGCGGCGAGTTGTCGTCGAGCAGTTCGCCGAGAGTGAAGGTGGGCAAAGAGGCAGCCGCCGCCTTGACCACGCGACGTTCGCCCTGGGCGATGAATGCCGCACAGTCGAAGCCCTCGTCGACAGCGTCTGCTGCATCCCACTTGGCCGGCTTGTCGGTCGGCGGCACCAAAATAGCCACGGATGCGCTGCCCGCCATCACGCAAGCGCGTGCTGCGCTCTCGGCGTAGTCCCAGCCAGCGGCATCCCGGTCCGGCCAGATGACCACGGATCTCCCGGCTAATGGACGCCAGTCGGTCTTGTCGACTGGTGCCTTGGCGCCGTTCATCGCGGTGGTGGCCGCAATGCCGCAGGCAATCAACGCAGCCGCACATTTCTCGCCTTCGACCAGGACGACCTCTCGCGCTTTCCCGATGGCCGGCTGGTTGTAGAGTGGCCTCGGGTCGGGGGCGCGCCACATGCGGGCTCGCACATCCCAGGGGCGGTACTCTTTGCCTGTCGGCGGGTCATACCGGTAGACGCAGGCGATCAGCTCGCCATCGGGAGTCAGGTAATCCCATTTGCCGGTGTAGGCGCCGAGGTCATCCATCTGCACGCTGCGAACATCACGGCGCATCGGCGTGATGTTCGGTGGAGCAAGACCGAGCCACTGCCGGATCTCTGCGGCGATACGTGGGAAGTCGCTGCGGGCGGATCGACCTTGCGAGCGCGCCCACAGATCGATGATGTCTCCGCCCTCATCGGTGGAAAAGTCCTTCCACAGGCCGCGCCGTGGTCCGTCCAGCTCAACCACCAGACTCTTGCCCGGGTTGCCATCGACATCACCGACGTAGAACTTGCCACCCCGGATGCGCCCCTGCGGAAACAGGTAGTGGAGGACCGCCTCAAGTCGATCCAGCAAGCCAGCGCGCAAGGCATCGGTGTCAGAGGTCAGTTCGTCGCGCTGCTCAGGCGCGTCATTGAAGTCGAGCCAGATGATGTTGTCGGCCATCATGTCGAACTCCAACAGCGGTCCTGCCAGGGGCAGAACTTGCACTCGACATGCGTTGGGGTGGTTGCATGGCGCGGCAGCAGTTCCTGGCTGTCCGTTGCCGTGATGACCCGAACCGCGCGATCGGACATGCGCTGTGCCAGGCCGCCGTCAAACGGCACCAACTCGAACCAGATCTCCTCGGAGTCCTTGTTGATCGCAGTGAACAACGCTGGGTTCGCGGAAATGCCCGGGATGCTGGCCTCCATGTAGGCCTGATAGATGGCCATCTGCGCGGCATAGACCGGTTTGGATTTGCTGACGCCGTGCTTGACCGTATCCCGCCAGGACTTGTCGTTCATGGTCTTGCACTCCCACAGGGCCGGATAGCTTATTCGTAGCTCTGCGGGGCCGCCGTTCAGGACGCCATCGACGTGCCCTTGAATACGGCCGCCTGCAACGGAAAAGCCGAACTGACCGCCGCTGGCCTTTTGGGTGTACAGATCGAATCCGGCCATGCGCAGCCAACGAATGGCCAGCTCTTCGAGAGCGTGTCCCACCTCGAAGATGCGCAACACGCGACCCGGGATTTCCCTTCCAGCATCGACAGGGGTTTGGAGATACTCGTATTGCAGCGCCCGCTCGCAGGCAACGCCCAACCGAGACGCACCGAGATAGTTGCGACGGGGTTGGTTGTCGCGTTCGGCGCTAAGTGCGGCGTCGATGAGCGCGCCGATCTGCTCGTGGATCTTTGGGCGGTGATTGAAATCCAGCATCAGAACGGCACTCCCGTCGAAGCGGACTTGCCTTGGCGGGCGAGTCGCTCATCAAGAAAAGCGCGGTCCTTCTCCGCCATCCGCTCGTGCTCGACGAGCATGTGTTCCTGGTAGGCGGTCACCACCACGTCGATCAGCATCAGCACTTCGTCTTTGCTGTAGTCCGCCAGCGGGCGCTGCATGCCGATGGCGCCGACATACTCTCCAAGCGGCGCCAGGCAGGACGCCATGGCGGCGAGCTCCATATCACTGGGATCGATCATGTGACCTCCCGTCTTTTCCATGAGTCGCGAAAATGCGTTCTGGCAGCGCATGGAGCAGAACACCCAGCGGTCCGAGTAACGTCGTGGATCGCTGCGCGGCAGGCGTGGATTGAAATAGCCGAATCCCTTGGCCTTTCGGGAGCAGACTGCACATTTCACGCGGCCTCCCGGTGGGCATCGTTGGCAGCCACCACGAGGCGCTGAATCGACGACTTGTTGAACTGGAACGACAGCAGCGCCGATGCCTGATAGCGCGTCATGCCAAAGTCGGCGCGCAGCGCCTGCGGCAGATACTGCAGTTGCTTCGCGGTCGGCGGTTCGTTCAACCAGCGCCGGGTCTTGTGCGCGGAGTCTGCCGACTCGCGGTCATTCAGCCAGTCATCGGCCTTCGCCATGCAGACGGTGCGATCGCCAACGGCCAACAAGCGCGGCTGCAGATCCTTACCTCCGCCCACGGCGTGCCAGCGCCCATTCAGGAAGAACACGCCACCCCAGGCGTTGAAGCCGGTGGCCATCAGTGCGTCGTCGCAACCGAACAGGTCGCACCAGCGGAAGTTGGAGCGCTTGAGCAGGTCGATCTCGGTCATCACGAAATCGGCCAGCGCATCACTGTCCTCTGTGGTCTCGTTCTCCCAGACGAATCCGCACAGCGGGCATTCGCGGCAGCCGAGCGGGACGGTGGCTTCACAGGACGGGCAGTCCTTGGTGGGCGCTTCACCGTGATGCTGGTGTCCGTCGAGATTGACGTCCTGTTCCAGAGATCCGTGCATCAAGGTCGCAGTGCCGAAGTCCAGGACCACGCAATCGGTCTTGATGAGGCGAGGATGCTCCGTTGGGTCGATCGTTCGCAGGCCACGCCCGATCATCTGGGTCAGCGTGGACTTGTGCGAGCTGGGTCGCAGCAGAACGACACACGACGTGGGCGTGAAGTCGTACCCTTCGGTCAGCACAGCCACATTGACCACGACTTGCGCGGTGCCGGATTCGTAGTCGGCCAGTCGTGCCTTTCGCTCTGCGTCTGGGAGCTCGCCATGCACGATCACGGCAGACACACCGGCATCCTGAAAGGCCCGGCGCACGCACTCGGCATGGGCGACGGTCGAGCAGAACACGATCGTCTTGCGCTCGCCGGCCTTCTCCCGCCAATGACGGATCACCGCATCGGTGATGGGCGTCTTGTTCAGAATCGCCTCGACTTCCGTCATGTCAAAGTCGGTGGCCGTGCGACGAACTCGCGTCAACTGCTCCTGGGCGCCGACATCGATGACAAAGGTGCGGGGCGGTACGAGGTGGCCGGAGGCGATCAATTCGCCGAGGGTGATTTGATCCGCGACGTTACTGAAGACCTCTCGCAGTCCCTTACCGTCACTGCGGGCAGGTGTCGCCGTCACCCCGAAAATCTGAGCGTGCGGGTTCTTGTCCAGCACCCGGTCGATCACACGGCGGTAAGACGTCGAGGCGGCGTGGTGCGCCTCATCGATCACCAGCAGATCGAGTGTTGGTATCGCGGCGAGATGGTTGTCGCGTGACAGCGTTTGCACCATCGCGAACGTGGCACGCCCGGACCAGGATTTGTCCTTGGCATCGAACACGGATGTGCGGACGCCCGGATTCACCCGTGCGAATTTGGTCAGGTTCTGGCCGGTCAGCTCATCACGGTGGGCGAGGATGCAGGCCTTGGCATCTGGCTCGGCCAACAAGTTGCCGGCTACCGCCGACAGCATGATGGTCTTGCCCGACCCGGTGGGGCCCACAGACAGCGTGTTGCCGTGTTGGGCGAGCGCCGCCAAAGAGCGCTCGACCAGCAGGGCTTGGCGGGGGCGGAGCATCATGGCGGCGTCCCCCTTACTGTGCCCAGCTCGGGCGACCCGGCACGGAGGCACGGCCCGTGGCCTGGGCATACGCGTTCGACCCGTTTGCGGGTGCTGGCGCTTTCGCCGCTCCCTGCGCGCCACCCATGAGGGCGGCGTAGTCCTTGTGGTCGGGCGTGATCGCGGCCTTGATCACGCTCTTGTCCTGGCCGTTCTGGTCTTTGTCCCAGTCGACCTTGCCGAGAAACTCGATGCCATCAAGATCGGCAAACCCGCTGATGCGGCGCGCGTTTTGCGCAGCAGGACTGTTGTCGCCGGGGTGAACGCCGCGCGCTGAGTTGAGGATCGCCTTGACGAAGGTGCGGCCCATGTTGGCCCACTCAGGGCCTTTCGGACTGTGCAGGCCGATCAGCGACCACATCTTGCGACGGGCGAACTCACCCTCCATCACGACGAACTCGCAGTTCAGGTACACCGAGCCGGTGTTGTCGTTGCGGGTGGCGTAGCCGCCGGTCCATCCCTGCGACGGATCATCGAAGCCACCCGGCTTGATGGTCATGCGGACACGCACCAGCGTGCCTTTGGGGATAAGGTCGAAAGAGGTCTGTTCGGAAGCGGAATTGAAATCGAAGTAGGTCATGATCAGGACTCCTGAGTCGAAGTGGATTCGGGGATGGCAGCGGGCGCGGGGCGCGCGAAATCGAGCCGTTCGGTAGCGGGCCTGGCCGGGCCGGCGATCTTTTCCATCAGCCGGCCAAGATGCGGTTCCTCGATCGGATCGAGCCGCCCGGAGCGGTCCTTGGCGGGGTATCCCCATGCGTTCAGCGTGTGGCAGACAAAGGCGCGGTAGCTGGCGCCGTCATCGGCCTTCAGCTCGGCCAAGGTGACGACCTCATCGACGATGCCGGGCAGTTCGAGGCCGGTCTTGGAGCCGTCGATCTGCAGCGAGAACACGCGGCGATTGAAGTCGTCCAGCCGCTCATCGAGGATGCCGACGAACCAGACGTTCTTGCCGCGCGTGTGCTGCAGGTGGGTCAGCCAGCCGATCATTTCCTGGCCCATCAACCCATACGCACCTCGGCTGTCCGGTTTGCCGGTCTTCTCGGAGTAGGCCTGGGGCTGGCCTTTGCACCATTGCAGGCACAGGCGACCGGCCACGGTAATGGAGTCGACGAACACGGTGTCGTACTTGTCCAGGACCGTCGGATCACCGAAGCGCGCGCACACGGCATCGAAGTGGGCTTGGCTGAACGGCTGGTCGTCGCGCAGCGCCGGGTTCGGCCCGCCGATGTACACCGCGAAGTCACGACACTCCTGCCAGGTGCGCGGGCGGATCGTGTCGCCGGCCCAGCCCTCGACAGCCAGATCTCCAGCTTCAAGGTCGAAGAAAAGCGTGGCAGTGGGTTTCAGCGTCCAGAGCTGTGACGTTTTGCCGATGCCGCTCTTGCCGACGAGCACGCCTTTCACGCCACGGCGCTCGGCCAGGCGCTGGTCTGCAGTAATGATGGGGAGGCTCATTTGCCGGCCTCCTCGGTGCTGATGTTGGCGAACGCGTCAGCGACGGTGGTCACGCCGAGTGCGCCGCGCTTGCGGGCCATTTCGTACAGGTCGCGCAGACCGCTCAGACGGCGATGGATCAGACGGGATTCCGACTCCATGCCCTGGATCGCGAATGCCAGGTCATCAATGGTGGCGTCTTCGATGCGACGCACGACTTCGTCGGGGCGATTGCCTTCCAGTGCCGGGATGCGGATGTTTTCCGGCAGATCACGGAGATACATTTCCGGCTGCTTGCGCAGCAGTTCGAGCAGCGTAGGTTTGGTTTTCATGGCTATTACTCCTGAAGCAGAGCGAGACGGAAGCCCGGCTTTCCGGTCTTGAGGGTGCGTGCCGGGGCGAAGGCGCTCTTGAGCGACTCGGGCCACGCGTTGAACTTGGTTTCCGAGATCCGGTAGCTGATCTCCACGTACTCGGACGGGTCGTCACCGTTGGCGGCGATGCGCTGGGTGATCTCGGAGAGCCGCTTCTGGTCCCAGTCGACCTTCTTGGGCAGATCGGCGGTGATGCGGACGTGCCCGTCGTCGAAATGGACGACGCCGGTGTCCTTGCCTGCCGCCAAGCGCACCTGGTGTGCGCGGTCGGCATACTTGAGATCCAGTGCGCGATCGACGTGCTCGACGATCGCCTTGGCAGCAGCCAGAAGATCAGCAGCGTCGTTCTTGAGCTGGAACAGCGACTCGCTGGCAAGCGCAGCCAGTTCGCCGGCTGGGGTGGTCAGGACTTCGTCGGGGGAGATGCGGTTCACAGTGCACCTCCCGCATTGACGCGTTCGGAGGTGCTCTTGCGCAGGCTCTCGGCCTCGTAGGCTTCGATGTCCTCGATGCGATACGCGACGCGGCCTTGCAGCTTCAAAAATACCGGGCCGATTCCCTCGGAACGCCAGCGCTCAAGCGTGGCTTCGCTGACTCCCCAGCGTTCGGCCAGTTGGCCTTGATTCAGATGTTTGACACTCACGATGCACTCCTTCTGGTTGTTGCGAATTCGTGAGGTCAGTTTCGAAGTCGGCCTGTGCGGGCGTCTGCCGCCGCCATGTACGGGCTGATGTACGGGCGCAGCTTCTGCGGGGAAAAGCGGGGCCCAGAAAGCAAAAAACCGCCCGAAGGCGGTTGTGCGTGGTGCTGCCAACTGGTGGCCGGTCAATCTCGGCGGAAGCCATACTTCCCCTTTTCAGGGTTGTCGATGTAGTCCTCCCAGTCGGTGTTGCCACTGAACAGGTTCTGCATGCGCTGACTGCGCGCCGTCTTCTTATCTGCATAGGCTGCGTCGAGAATTTCAGCGGCTGGGAGAATCCACCTGTCGTTGATAGCCTGCTCGAACATGTAGCGGACTGCCGCAGCCTGACGCTCGCCCTTGATCGTCCATGGCTTGATCTTGGTGCGGATGGTCAGCGTGTTGGTGTACTCGTCGAAGTGCACCGGCAACACGGGGCGGATAGCGCCATCGGGCGGAGCAGCCAGTATGCGATGCAGGAGATCCATGTCGATGCACGGCGCGGCGACGTAGTCGACGATTGCAGCTCGTAGCGATGCGAATCGGTAGCTACGCGGCGGCCGGACAAACTGCGGCAATACGCCGCCAGACGACAAAATCAGACCCTGGTCAGGAAGACTTGTCTGGCTGAAGTGGCGAAATACCTCTTCGACGGAGTGCGCCAAGCCGCGAACGAGCCAGACGTCAGTCAGCGCGGGTCCGATTCGTGCCTTCCCCAAATGCCAGAGGGAATCTTCCAGCAGCGGCGCATTAATTCCTTTTCGCAGAGCTTGCGCGATACCCAGGAGATCGGCGATGGTGCTCAGGATTGCAGCTGGCCGAACGCTGTAGACGGCGACTTCAGCAGCGGGGACAGACTTCCACCGAAAAGACTCAGGGCAGCGGTAGCGATACCGATCAGCTTGGTCATCTTCAGTCAGGTCGACTTGAACGAGATCGTCATCAAGCGATGCTGGGTAGCTCCCGGCGTAGCCGACGCAGTCGGTCCACTGCTCCAGCAGCTTCGGCGTCAAAGATTTCCGTCCAAGAGCACTCCACCCGGGCACCCCACGAAGCCGCTGTCCGTCGTCATCGGCAATCGGCTGCCCAGACCGTTCGAATAGGTCAATCAGATCAAGCAGCGACTGCGTCTGCAGGGGCTTCGACGACATCGCCGATCTCCTTCACCAGGTGCCATTTGGCCAGCAGTCGGTCGCACAGCGCCCGGTCCTTTTCCCGCTTGGTCTTGATGTTGCACTTGTTGTTGTCGCGCAGGATCACGGTAATCGTCCGTGCGCGGTCCTTGCCGACCTTTTTCAGCTTGATGGACAGCTTGGCGTAGTTGAGCTGGTGATTGCGGAAGTCGAAGGCGGGGCCAATCAACGACCGGGCGGCCGCGTAGATGTCATCGACGTCCTTGGTCCAGATCTTCACTAGGAGCGACCGTCCATTTCCGGCGGCGTAGCCGAGCTCGACGACCTTGACGAACGCTACCGGCTCGCCGGACAAGTCGAAATTACGCAGCGCCGCCAGGCTCTGGTAGTCGTATTGCTTGAGCGGGATCTTCTCGCCGGTGATGGGCGATTGCAGCAGGGTGTCCGCCACAATGCGCGCCAACGTTTCCCGGCCCGCCGTATCTTTCGACAGCACCTCCAGGTGCCCATTGGCCGGCTCGTAAGTGATGTGCGAAGACACCGCTCGGATCACCTCCTGGGGCACCAATTCGCTCGCCTGCACGCAGTCGATGATTTCCGGTGGGCGGTTGTGATGGATGCTGATCTGGTATAGATCCACGTCCTCGCCGGTCTGTGTATCGGGCCGGAGGCGCTTGAAGATCTGGATCGCGACCGCGTCATCGGAGCACCCGAGTTGTTGGGCGACGGTTTGGTGGAATGCCGCCTTGGCCGCTGCATCCTCGAGTACCGCCAGGTTGGCAGGTGCCATGAAACCGGAGTAGCAGGAGGCGCTTTGCCGGAATACGTCGGCCTGTCGGGCGTTGAGGGCTTCCTCGAAGATCACGGGTTCATGGACGTGCAGCCACAGCGCCCGCTCGTACTGGTTCGGAATCGCGGCGAAGGCTTCCCGGGCAGCGTCATCGAAGATGTCGTCCTTGAAACCGTCGATGACGTCCTGGCCGGCGCCATCGGACAGCAGCACGATCCGTTCGGCCACCTCTTCAATCCGCTGCCGCTCGCCCACCCCAAGAGCCGCGAGCACAACCTCCATCTGTTCACGCTGTTCTTTCTTGGGCTTCTTGGCGTCCACATCCGGCATGGCCAGACCGAATTCATCCACCATGCGGTCGTATTCGCGCAGAATGCGCCCTTGAAAGATGCGGTACGCCTCGGCAGGATCGTCG